CTCTATCACGGTGCCAAACTAAATCGTCTGGGTCTGTGTTTTTATAAAATTTACGAATAGAAACGTTTCCGTAAATCTCTTCTCTGTAAGGACGGTCTTTTACCAGAAACCTGGGTAGTTTTGACTTCCACCAAGAGATTTCCAATATCTTCCAACTCTGCATGACCAATAACCTGCTTTAGTTTTATCTTTTTTGTCTTTGCAATTATGACGATCGGCAAAAGCTTTTCTTCTTTTTGGATCTTTTAACTTAACTGCTAAATTTCCACCACCGTCTTTAGCGCCAAAGGAGACCTTTTTAACTTTACCGGTTTTTGGATTTTTTACATATACGTAAAATTTTTTAGAACCGCCTCTTTTTGGTTTGTTAAGATCTACATTTTTACCTTGATAATCGGCTTCATCTAACATCGGAAGGTCGAGAGGGACCTGCTTACCTTCGTAGGTACCGTGTTTACCTATATCCGTTTCTGAGATTAGATCTACATCGGCTTGTATTAGGTCGATCTTACCTTCGTTATATAACTTTCTTGCTTGTGCAAATAAATCTATAAACTCCCAAGAAGAGTATCGATATACGTTTTCGTGAAGAGCTAGGCCGTGTTTAAGGTGGTAGTTAATACCGGGAGTTGTGTTAAGTATTTCAGCTAATTTAATCATTAAAAATCTCTTGAGTAAAATTTAGCAAGAATATTATCGTTAATATACTCTTCATTGTTTTCTAAAACTTCATATATAAATAGATACTTACACTCATAGTAAGTTAAATGCTTCTTATTGTTTACAAATTTAAGAATTTCTCTGCTAAAATCCGACTCTTTACCGTTGTTTACAAGTTCTTTTATTTCGGTTTGAGAACCGTAATATGTCTTCCAGTCTGATTCTTTTATTACTTTTTTCTTAGCAGGAGTTCTTCCTCCAATACCTTTAGCTTTTCTTTCTTCTTTCAATGCTTGAAGTTCCTTTTTACCTAACCTAACGTTACGTTCAAAGTAAAGAACTTTCTTTCCAATGTACTTTCTCTGGGTAGGTAGGTGAGTAACCTGGTAGATAAATCCATAAGTATGTTCAGGCATCTCACCTATACTATTAATAACCATTCCTTTATATAACCACATAACAACTATTTTAAATATCGAATTTGACTACAAACGTCATATCATTTGTTTTAGATTTAGGTATTGGCTGTCCTAATTTAGCAACAGCAATAAGTTCGTGTGCGTCGTTGTAAAGACCTACTGTAGTAATGTAGGGGGCGAAATAACTACCAGTAACGTTGTCTTTTGGTAGACCTCCAGAATAACTTAAAGAACCTGAGAGTGCGGACTCAGATTGACAAGCTGAAGGATTAGAAGTAAAGAGGAAGTCAGAAGAGCGGACCTTACAGTAGTTATTAGCAATAAAAACCGGATGAGTTGATTCCCAGCTTGCAGTATAGCTACTACTTACGGCAAACCATCCCACAAGATCCTCGTTAGTAACAACAACAGTGCCGTGTTTGTAGTTTATATCCCCTACTGAAAATGAACTAGTTATACCTGCAGGAAGATCTGTTGAAGCAGAACCGGAATATGTTAGGTATCCTTCTCCTGAGTCTGTTAATTTTCTTCTGTCTGATTCCGATGTTCCAAAGACAGCAGATATTTCAAAGGTTCCAGGATTTATATAAGTTCCAGTTATATTCTTAGGAAAAGAAAAAATAGAGGAAGATTCATTTAAAATTCTTGAGCCAGAAAATAAAGAAGATTCTAGGTAGTGTTCATAAGAACCGCTTACAAGCAGTGAGCCAGTAACGTTAAAGTTGTCGTAATAGAGGTGTTTAATACTACGGTAATTTAAGGATTGCGTATAAGCAGCATTAGAGGTATATACGGAACCTGTATATTCTAGTGCATTTGATAAAGTAATTCCATAGGTACTAAAAGATGCACTAGTTACAGTATAACTCTTGTGTGCATTATGTACGGAATAGAAACTATCTGCAGATCTTAATTTTTTAAAAGCGCTCATATTAATAAATATCAAATGTCAAGTTTAACTACAAACGTCATATCCGTGTCTGTAGATTTAGGAATTGGTTGTCCTAATTTAGCTACTGCTATTAACTGGTGGTCGTCATTGTATAGTCCAATTGAAGTAACATATGGTTTAAATTCGCTTCCTGAAATGTTATCAGCAATGTTACCGTTATTGTCCATCGATGATGGATTCAAGCTATAATTAAATTCTTCATCTCGTACTTTAAGTGCGTATGTTGTAGTATAAATTGGATAGTAAGAATACCAAGAAACTTCTGGGGTTGTTAGGTTAGAGAAGTATTTGGCAAAGTTCTCTTCGGTAAATACTACTAAACCGTGAGTGTATATTACTGCTCCGATTACTTGATTGTCCTCTATATCAAACAAATTATTAGATGTACTAAGTATTCTACCTTCTCCGTCATCTGTAAGGGTACCTGAGTTGCCGTCTTCGATGTACTGTCCGCCTGCTGCTATTGTTTCAAGTACATAATTTCCTTCATTTTCAATGTAGGTATCTATAATAGAAAAATTTAATGAACCCGGTTTTAATCCTACTCCAAAAGTATTTCTAGGAAACGATACAACTCCTACGTGAGTACCTATTTGTCTTGAACCAGAATGATAAAGAGAAGATTGAAGAAAATTATCAAAAGAACCAGTAGATAAAAAAGGATCAGAATCGTAATTACTGTAGTATAATTGCCTTATACTCTTATACCTTAAAAGTTGTGAGTAAATATCAGAGTAGGAGACTGTGGGTATTTCTACTGGGTAAGAAGGCAGGGAGCCGGAAACTCCCCCGTAAAACTTTACTCCGTACGTAGGTGCATTACTACCTGACACATTCCAGGTTTTTGTCGCCAGATGTGTCGTAGTAAATACATCCCTACGATCGAGTTTTTTGAAGGCACTCATTCATTAGTAATCTAATTTGATTCTTACGAGTGCTTCTTTGGTTGAATTCTTTAGTAACGGTCTTGAAAGTTTTGCAACTGCAAGAAGATCTTGATTGCCGTTATAAAGTCCTACTGTGGTAATATAGGTTTCTGGGGAATCAATAAGAACGTCATGTCTTAATTCTCCTGAACCTGTTAAAATAGAAGGATTAGTACTGTAGTTAAACTCACTGTTTCTTGCTCTTACGAATACAAAATTTGAAGAAACTGTTTCTTGAGAGGATAGTTTAAAGCTTGCACCATCTACTATAGCGTTAAATAGCTTCTTAGGATTTTCATCGTTAGTATTAGTACTATTTCCTGTACCTAGAGCTATACCGCCGTCGACTTTAGCTGCATCTAGTGCTTCTTCATTAAGTAGTATTATACCTACATCTGGGAGAAGTTTACCGTAACTTCCAGAGGCAGCAACTGAAGAGGAGACGTCTGCTTTGAGTTCGTATACTCTACCTGCATCTGTGAAAGTCTGGGTAGTTGTAGTTGCAGAAGTATCAGTTAATACGATGGTATTTGCTCCGTTAGTCAGCGTAAGAGAGAGACTTCCAGGAAGAATTTTCTCTTTGTATCTTCCTCTATCTACAGTGATAACATAAAATCCATCTGCTGTGTATGTATTATCACCAGAACCGAATACGAAGTCTGATTCTTCATCTCCAAGTACTAAGGTTCTGTACTGTCCGTAAACTGTATCAGAAGGAGACTTACCGGAAACTGCACTATTGTATAGTAGAGTTCCTGAGCCGTTCTTATTTGCATATCCTATAGTAAATTGTATTTCTTCTCCTGAACCAGATGGGTCTTGATTAAATACATTTACGTAGAAATCACCTGAGGTGCTGTTATACTGTGTAGATGAAGTATAGAAAGAAGAGAGGGTTGTTACGTTGCTACTCCAGGCCGAAGTTGTAACTGATTCTGCACTTACTAATACGTCGTCTGCGTCAAATCGTTTGTAAGACATGTCTGTTAGTTAACTTTTGTTATGGTTACTGGAATTGAAACTCTTGCTCCAGAATCTCTTCCGATTACTGTTAATGTAGTCTGTAGGGTTGTTCTTGAACCGAACAATGTATTTACTGTAGTAGCTCTCAAGTTAAGGGTAGTTCCGATAACTGTTTTAGAAACGTTAGTTCCTAAAGTAGTTGTACTGTTAAGTCTCTGTGCTTCTGCAGTAGCAATACCTGTAGCAGAAAAGGCGCCAAAGAGTCGAGCGTCCGCAATAGTGGCTTGATATCCACCAGTTTCAAATACGTTAGTAGCACCTAAGTAGTTTAGAGTTTCAGGAGTAATAGCTAGAGAAGCACCTTGTTTCAAACTAATCGAAGAGTATCCAACGTTTAAAATAGGAAGCTTGGCAGTACCTCTCGGAAGAGTTGTAAGCTTGTACTTCATTATTTGAGTTTCGTCTGGAAACGCTTCTAAAACTGGCATGCTTTCGATCGCTTCACCGTAGAATGCAGATCCTGAAGGATGAGAAGGGTTATATAGTGTATAATCTATTTCATCATCAGATAAAGCAAATTGTGTGATTTTAAAAGAACCGTCTCCTCGTGCTAATAGTTCTCTACCTTTTTTGGTAAGAATGGCATCAACGGTTACTACTGAGTTATTTAAATATCCCATTTTATTTT